GGCTCGTAGTTGGAGTTCAATAGTAATGTATCGCTCATTTTGATTTACCTATTTGTTGAAAGGTGTTAAATATACTTATATAATAACACAGAATTCATTTATGAGCAAAGAGTTAGCAACGGCAATTATTCGAAATCCTTACCAAAAAATGGTAATGACCGAGGAGCAGATCCTTGAGTTTGCTCGCTGTGCAGATCCTGTCTCAGGACCACGTTACTTCATGAGTAACTATTTTTATATACAGCATCCCACCAAAGGTGCCATACAGTACATTCCGTTTGAGTACCAAGAACGCTTGATTGACAGTTACCATGACAATCGCTACAGCATAAGTCTCATGCCGCGACAGACAGGTAAATCTACATCGGCTGCGGGTTATTTGCTTTGGTATGCCATGTTTGTGCCCGACAGTACTATTTTAGTGGCTGCACACAAGTACACAGGTGCCCAAGAGATCATGCAGCGTGTGCGCTATGCTTATGAGAACTGCCCGGACTACATACGTGCCGGAGTTACCAGCTACAACAAAGGGTCGTTGGACTTTGAAAACGGTAGCCGCATAGTTTCAGCAACAACCACAGAAAACACCGGCCGGGGTATGTCTATCTCGCTACTATACTGTGACGAGTTTGCGTTCGTTCGACCCACTATTGCACAGGAGTTTTGGACTTCTATTACACCTACACTGGCAACAGGTGGTAAGTGTATTATTACCAGTACTCCCAACTCGGACGAAGATCAGTTTGCACAAATTTGGAAAGCGGCCAACAACTGTTTTGACGACAACGGCAATGAGACTGAGCTGGGACGCAACGGATTCCGAGCATTCCGTAGTGCCTGGAGCGAACATCCCGACCGTGACGCGGCTTGGGCCGATCAAATGCGGGCACAGTTGGGCGAAGAACGCTTCCGTCGCGAGATGGACTGCGAGTTCATTATTTTCGACGAGACACTAATCAATCCACTCAAGTTGGTTGAGATGGTGGGTGTTGATCCCGTTGAAAAGCAGGGACAGGTACGCTGGTACAAGCGACCCACCAAAGGCAATGTGTACTGTGTTGCACTTGATCCCAGTATGGGCACAGGTGGAGACCCCAGTGCCATACAGGTAATTGAACTGCCCAGTATGGTGCAGGTGGCCGAATGGAGAGACAACAAGACTCCTGTACAGCGTCAGGTCAAGATCATGCAGGAGATCACTGCCTACATCAACGAACAGATCGGGCACGAAACTGACATCTACTACAGCGTAGAAAACAACACCCTGGGCGAAGCAGCCTTGGTTGAAATTACACACGTTGGTGAAGAAAACATACGTGGTATTTTTCTAAGTGAGCCGCGCCGAGCTGGCGGCTCCAACACGTACCGTAAAGGTTTCAATACTGGCCACAAGAGCAAACTTGCTGCCTGTAGCAAACTCAAAAGTTGGGTAGAGTCAGGCAAGCTAAAGATATCTAGCAAGATGCTGATCAGTGAGTTAAAAAACTTTATAGCCAAAGGACTCAGTTACGAAGCCAAAATTGGTGAAACCGACGACTTGGTCATGAGCATGATCTTGGCCATACGCATGATGCAGGCCATACAGAACTTTGACGCTAACTTGGACGAAGTGTTACGCAGTGACGATGAAGAAATACTTCCCATGCCCTTTATAATGATGTGAGCATAAATACTCTATGCGTGAAATAAACAACATCTCCTCAGAATTATTTGACAAGATTCGTACCCGATTTGACAATGTTAGACTGGGTGATGAAAAGAGCAAGGCCACCACTGACCCTGAACAGGCTCGATTCTTCAACTTTGACTATACCGTGGACGGCAAACGAGTTGGGGTAATCACAATCAGTTTGATCGACGAAAGCAGTCTCAAACTCTACTATGGTCGTGACATTGTTACCAAGATCAAGCAGATTGATGCTGCTCGTGAAGAACCGCCAAGCGAAGGTGTAGACGACGAAACCAAATGGTACAACTTCCTACGCAGCATACGTCAATTTGCCAAACGCAACCTGTTGACCTTTGACACACGCGATATCACCAAGAGCAACTTACAGACCAAAGACGTTAAACAACAGACTAAAGCTGATGACACCATTGACGCAGAAGAAATGAATGTCACTGAAGGACGTATGTTTGGCACCAGCCGCAGCAGCTATCAAGAGTGCGGCCCTGTGCGTATTATTGTGCGACACAGTGGCGAAGTCGACGAAGGCAAACGTGGCGCACGTACACGCAACATTGAATCTGTGTTCTTAGAAACACACCTGGGCGAACGCTTTTTGTTGCCGTTCAACAACCTACACGGCGCCAGAGCCATGGCACAACATTGCAGCCAAGGTGGCAGTGTACATGACGAACTGGGCGAAGGTATCTGTGGTATGGTAGCAGAAATGAATGCCATGCGCCACTTTGTTCGCAGCGTGGGCCGCAAACAATTTGAAGATGCCGACACCGGTGCAATGGCACATTCAGCAGTACAACACTACAACGAACTAAAGAATCGACTACGCCATATTGGCGGACACCGTGGCTACGGCGACTACAAAGACACGTATACACCAGTCAACGAAATTGCAGATGACGTAGACATCGACGGTCTACGCGAGCGCTTTGTTAAAAAGATCTACGACGAAAAATTTGATGCAGCGTTACCATACGTATATAGGGCACATATGAAACAAAAAGAATCTTTAGAAAGTCCCATGGGCAATCAGTTTGAAGACTGGGCCAACCAAGTTGTTGAAGGATCTTGGGCATTGCCTGACACACCTGAAGAAACCAAAGATCTAGACGATCTGATGGCCAACAAGCTGGAAGTGGGCAACAATGGCGAAAATGCCACAGGCGCACTCTACAACATCATTGGTGATGATGACCTGTTTGACAAGTTAGAGGACCTGGCCAGTGCCGAAGGTCCTGAATCAGATGCACGTCCAACCATTGTGCATTGGCTACGTGACAACAGCTATACCGAACTTGCCAACAAGTACGATCAACTGTTTACACAAGATGACACAGGACTACAGCAACAACCAGATGCCGTAGCAGCACAGCAACAGCAGGCCAATGCTGGCGAAGTTGGGGCAACAACCGCAGAACCAAGTCCGGCCAATACTCCTCCTGTACAGGAAAGTCTAGATGAATTGAGTTGGATGCGTAAACTAGCCGGATTGAAATAAGGAAATATTATGGATCCAAAGTTTTTTAGAAAATACTCAGACATTATTTTTGAAGCAGAACAACCACAACAGCTTGATGAAGGCATGTTGCAAGACCTTAAAACCAAAGCATCTACTATTATGGCAGAGCTCAAAAAAATCAAAGGCATTGGTGCTGCATTCCAGCAAGCCAAGGCATTCGCCCCTGAACTAAAACAAGTGTTTATGTCTGCTAAGAGTGGCAAAGAAGTCATGGACGGCATCAAGCGGGTAGTAGCAGCTAAGAGTGGTAATCAGGCACTAGCAGAACGTACCAATGAACTAGTCGGTGGCGCTATTGGCACCATCGGTGGTCTAAGTATCACTGTGTATGAAATGGCAACTGGATTCTTTGATGTGTTAGTCAGAATTCTATTAACAGGCGGTGGCGAATCACAGGCGGCCGCGCTATGGTTTTTGGGTGTACCTATAATGTGTGCTGTAGCAGGTGCTCTCTTGCTTTGGTATCATCATCAAGAACCTCAATAATCCAAAAAGCAACTTCACCAAAAGGCACAAAATAATGTGCCTTTTTCCTTGACCTAGGCATAAATAAAAGTGTATACTGCGGGAGTGCTGTATACATTTAGGCACATTAACTAAGACCATCTTAAGGAGAAACATTATGGCCATGACATTAGCAGAAATTCGCGCAAAGCTTCAAGCAAACGAAAACCGTGGACAAGGCGGTAAATCACAAGGCGACAACGCCATCTACGCGCACTGGAACATTCCAGAAAACACCACAGCTCGCGTAAGATTCCTTCCCGACGCAGACACCAAGAACAACTTCTTTTGGATTGAACGAGCAATGATTCGTTTACCATTTGCTGGCATCAAAGGT